ATGATGGCCAAATTAACAGAGCACGAGGTGATTTCAGTGTTGGAGGGGCATGGAAACTGTATGACTTACCAACTAGCAAATATCATTACAGCAAAGCGTGGTTACAAAGATCACGTAAAAACGCCTCAGGCGCTTCGCATTCTCAAGAGAATGGAGGCAAAGGGAAAGGTTCGCCGCGTCAAAAGTGTCTATGCGGTTCAGATTTGCTGGGCGCTTGCCGAACAATCTGGCGGTGAGTGATGCCTGAATCAGCAGCAGTACGCAAAGCAAAGCAGCGCGCCCGCCAGGCCGCTGCTGGTGAGCGCAAGCTTGAATTGACGCTCGATGCACAGGAGCTGGAAATGCTGGCGCGTAACTGCGCCGCCCGGCGCCCCGGCAAAGACCCATACGACATGGCGGAGTATATCGCGTTGTTGATTCGCCAGGACGATGCCCGCGCCCGTGGACGCATTAAGTCGATCAGCACCCGGCAATGTGGCAAGTGCGGCGACAAACTTCCGGTGAAGTCCTGCCCCTGCCAGGGTGATTCGCAGTGCTGGGTAACCAGCGGATGGCATGAAGTTAAGTTAGTAGTGTGACATGTCACGGAAACGTAACCGCAACCCTCTTGCAATAATCGCCTCCTGATTATACTGTTTATACATACAGTATTTATCGGGAGGCATCATGATTATTCGCTATCTCCTTGAGTCAAAATATTTCATTCTTTCGCCCGGCGACGTTCTGAAGTCGTCCGTCCTGTGCGCCGACCAGGATAAACAGATTTTCGTGATCTGGTATTGCTCGCCAGGCTGGCACGTCGCGGAGTACCTCTGGCACCGGCGCTGGGAAAAGCTGACCGACAATGTCTTTGAGAATGAGGCCTACGCCTACCAGTACGCGGTTGATTTCTTCATGGCCAGGCGGGAAAAGAAATTGCCGCCGCGAGTGTCGTTTGATGCACACCTCGAACAGCTCGGCGTAAAAGTTCACGGTATTGCGCTATAGCGGTAACAACATGGTATTCTGTTACCATTGCGGTAACAATTTCGTGAGGATGCCATGGCGAAACGACCCTCAACACAGTTTAAGCCTCTGACGGTTATCCAGGAGGCTTACTGTCAGGAATACATCAAATCCCCTGAGAATCAGACTCAGGCGGCGGTTAATGCAGGTTATTCACCCAAGACAGCCGCAAAGTTTGCCAGTCAGAATATGCGTGATGAGCGTATCCAGAAACGGATTGCGGAGCTGATGACTGAGCGTAACAAACGCCTGAAGGTCAGTGCGGATTATGTCCTGAACCGGCTGGTGGAGATCGACCAGATGGACGTGATCGACATCCTCAACGACGACGGTGGATTAAAGCCGATCAGTCAGTGGCCAAAGATATGGCGCACCACGCTGAGTGGACTGGATATCTCGACAACGATCACCAACTTCGACGAAACCACGCTGGAAAACATGCTCAAGAAAATCAAATGGCCGGACAAGGTGAAGAACCTCGAGCTGATTGGTAAGCACGTCGACGTCAATGCGTTTAAAGACCGCGTGGAGGTATCCGGCACGGTCACCATTGCCGACCGCATGGCAGCCGCCCGTAAGCGCCTGAAAGAACGGCAGGGTGGTGACCAGTGACTGCCGCAGCCATGTCGCCGGAAGAGCAGCTTGTCGAAGACATTGCCAGCTTTACGCACGATCCGCTGGGCTATGCGCTTTACGCGTTCCCCTGGGGGGAAGATGGCGGAGAACTGGCGCACGCTGCCGGGCCTCGCCAGTGGCAGGCTGATGCATTCCGGGAAATAGGCGAGCACCTTCAAAACCCGGCGACGCGGCACCAGCCGTTGATGATTGCCCGCGCATCCGGTCACGGTATCGGTAAATCGGCGTTTATCTCAATGCTGATTAACTGGGGCATGTCCACCTGCGAGGACTGCAAGGTTGTTGTGACCGCCAACACCGAAAACCAGCTGCGCACCAAAACATGGCCGGAAATAATCAAGTGGTCGAACATGGCGATCACCAGGGACTGGTTCACTACCACTGCAACCGCGATGTACAGCAACGACCCGGGCCACGACAAGCGCTGGCGCGCCGACGCCATTCCATGGAGTGAGCACAATACCGAAGCGTTTGCAGGCCTGCACAACGAGCGCAAGCGGATCATCGTGGTATTCGACGAAGCGTCCAATATCGCAGATCTGGTATGGGAGGTTGCCGAAGGGGCGCTGACGGACGAAGACACCGAAATTATATGGGTGGCGTTTGGTAACCCGACGCGTAACACCGGTCGTTTCCGTGAGTGCTTCCGCAAGTATAAGCACCGCTGGAAGGCAAAGCAGATCGACAGCCGAACGGTGGAAGGCACGAACAAAGAGCAGCTCCAGAAGTGGGTGGACGACTACGGCGAAGACAGCGACTTCGTGAAAGTCCGTGTACGGGGGATATTCCCGGATGCGTCGGAAAACCAGTTTATCCCATCAGGACTGACGCAACCGGCGGTTGGCCGGGTGATAACGCCTGACCAGGTACAGCACGCTGCCACAATCATCGGCGTTGACCCCTCCCACCAGGGGAAAGACCCGGCGGTTATCTACCTGCGTCAGGGGCTGCACTGCAAAAAGCTGGGGGAGTATCCGCGTACCACAGACGATGTGTGGTTTGCGAAAGTGATCGCCGATTTCGAGGACCAGTACCGGGCTGACGCGGTATTTATCGACTACGGGTATGGTACAGGTCTGAAATCCGTTGGTGATAACTGGGGGCGAAGCTGGACGCTGATACAGTTCGGTGGCGGTACATCCGATCCCGAAATGGGCAATAAGCGCGGCGAGATGTACAAATCCGCCCGCGACGCGCTGAAGCTGGGAGCGCAACTGGACAGCCAGGACCTGGCCGACGAACTGAGCGCACCGGAGTACAAAGTCAGGCTGAAGGACAGCCGCAAGATTTTGCAGGACAAGGAAGAGGTGAAGGAACTGCTGGGGCGCTCACCGAACAACGCCGACGCATATGTGCTGACCTACGCTTTCCCGGTGGTGAAGAAGCAATTCAGCGCGTCAGGCCAGCAACAGGGCAGGGCTATCACGGAATACGACCCTTATGCGTAAGAGCTGGGATTTGAAATCCGACCTGATTCGTAAGGCAAAGGCCAAAATTGTCCTTTGGCAATAACCCATAAAACAAAGCCCGCGCATCGGCGGGCTTAATGTGAGACATAGCTCGGTTTTTTAGTAGTCATCATCACTATCTTTCATCGCAGATCGGAAGACCAGCGCAGCGATACCCGCCACAACCGCCGCGCCGCCGATGGCGAGCCACATCCACAAACTAAGTCCGCTCATGATTCGCTTCATCGTGACATGTCACGCAGTTATTGTTCGCTTAATTTCTGCTTTAGCAGATATCCTTCCAACATCCAGATTTTATTCACGGCGTTCTCACGGGCAATCTTACGTCCGATCTCCGGGTCAAAGTTTTCCGGGCTGGCACATGCACTTTCGCCGGTGACGGTGAAGCCGTTGCGCAGCACCAGGACGCAGAATGTCAGTAGTGATAGCGGCTCATACTCCTTCCCCATGTCGTTCTTGTCATGCCATATTTGCTCTACTTCTTCACCGCCAGATTTAGCACCATCATAAGCGGTAAAATAATGCTCGCTCTGAATAATGCTCTCAATGCGATCCGGCGTAACGCGCGGCGCGGTTAAGCCTTTGGCCTGAATTTCCTGCTCGATATCTTTGTCTGACATGATATTCACCTTAAAAAAATGCCCGGCGAACCGGGCGAACAAAAGCCAATGGGAGTTACGGGGTTTACAACAGAAAGCCATCGCGATGACGTTCTGGTGTAAAAAGGGCGGCATCAGGAAAGGATTCAAAAAAAACCTGTGCCGCCAAGATTCACACTGGTACTGCGTTATCACGGTCCTAAGCGTGATTGGGTTGTGGTGGCCGGGCCGAGAATCCGGCTTACTGGTTGGAGCGCCCGCACCACCAGTGACACTGTCTTGAGGCGCCGATTGGTTACGGCTTGCCATGAGCGCTGTTTATACATCGGTCGCGCATCAGTCTGCGCATTCACCACAAAGGAACCTGTCAGGCCGCTGCGACGCATGTGCCATACGCCGTACATCTTTCCGGTTACGTCTCCGGCGAGGGCTTCCACCTCTCGTCTGGCTTTTCCACGCAAGCGCGTGCTTGTGTTACCTAAAAGGTAATAATTACACCGTAATATGTCAATGCCCTACGCTAAATAATCCTTATGTGGTTAAATTGGTAATAATTTAATCGCGTGCGGAGTCATTGAAATGTGCATGGGTAGCTCACCATCAGTACCGGCAGCGCCGGAAATCCAGGCAGCACCGCAGGAACAGGACGCCGCCGTCGTTGAGGCTCGTGACGATGAGACGCGCCGCCGTCGTGCCGCAGCAGGCCGCAACTCCACTCTGCTGACCGGCGCACAGGGCGACACCTCTGCCGCTAATACCAGCGGTAAAACGCTGCTGGGCCAGTAAGGGACCGTCATGGCCGGGACAAACGAAACCATCAAAGAGCAATTGCTGAAACAGTTTGCTCAACTGGAAAATGACCGGTCGTCATTCGATCCACACTGGCGCGACCTCACTGATTTCATCAACCCTCGCGGATCACGCTTCCTCACTTCTGAGGTGAATCGCGGCGAGCGGCGCAACACCAAAATCGTTGACCCAACGGCGACCATGGCAAACCGGACACTGTCCAGCGGCATGATGTCCGGCATCACCAGCCCGGCCCGTCCGTGGTTCCGTCTGGCGACGCCTGACCCTGACATGATGGATTACGGCCCGGTTAAGCTGTGGCTCGAAATCGTGCAGCGCCGCATGAACGATATGTTCAATAAGTCGAACCTTTATCAGTCACTGCCCCTGCTTTACGGCAGCCTGGGCACGCTGGGCACTGGCGCTATGGCTGTGCTGGAAGATGATGACGACATTATCCGTACGATGATGTTCCCGATTGGCAGCTACTGGCTGGCAAACAGCCCGCGCGGAAGCGTCGACACCTGCTTTCGCAAGTTCTCAATGACCGTTCGTCAGATCGTCATGGAATTTGGACTGGATAAGGTCAGCACGTCCGTTAAAAGCATGTGGGAGTCGGGAAACTACGAGCAGTGGATCGAAGTGATGCACTCTGTTTTCCCGAACATAAACCGCGATACGGCAAAGCTCGACAGCAAAAACAAGCTGTATAAGTCCGTCTATTTCGAGGTTGGCGGCGACAGTGACAAAGTGCTGCGCGAATCAGGCTACGACGAATTCCCCATCATGGCGCCGCGCTGGGAAGTTAACGGCGAGGACGTCTACGGCTCATCCTGCCCTGGCATGATTGCCCTTGGTCAGGTTAAAGCCCTTCAGCTTGAGCAGAAGCGCAAGTCACAACTGATCGACAAAGCCACTAATCCGCCTATGGTCGGGCCTTCATCGCTTAAAAACCAGCGAGTTTCCCTGCTGCCTGGCGACATCACGTATATCGACCAGATGGGCAATCAGGATGGCTTCAAACCTGCTTACCTGGTTAACCCGAATACAGCGGATCTGCTGGCTGACATTCAGGATACGCGGCAGGTGATCAACAGCGCCTACTTCGTTGACCTGTTCATGATGCTGCAGCAAATCAACACGCGCTCAATGCCGGTTGAAGCCGTTATCGAGATGAAAGAGGAAAAGTTGCTGATGCTCGGTCCGGTTCTGGAACGTCTCAACGACGAATGCCTGAACCCGCTGATCGACCGCGCTTTCTCGATGATGGTGAAAAAGAACATGCTTCCTCCGCCTCCGGATGTGCTTAGCGGCACGCCGCTGCGCGTGGAATACATCTCCGTTATGGCGCAGGCGCAGAAGTCTATCGGCCTGTCCAGCCTCGCTAATACCGTGACATTTATCGGCCAGCTTGCCGCGGCAAAACCTGAAGCGCTCGACAAGCTCAACGTGGATCAGGCGATCGACACGTTTGCCGACATGTCCGGCGTATCAGCCACGGTCATTCTCCCGCAGGAGCAGGTGAATAAAATCCGCCAGGACCGCGCACAACAGCAACAGATGCAGCAAAACGCAGCCATGGCAATGGCGGCGGCGCAGGGTGCCAAGACCCTCAGCGAGGCGCAGACGTCAGATCCAAGCGCACTGACAGCGCTCACCCGCGCAGCGGCGGGAGGTAATCAGCAATGACAGACCTCTATGAAGATGAGCAGCCGAGCGCTGAACAACTGAAGCGCATGGCAGAGCGCGAAGAGCGAGGCGCCGAAGATATCCGTTTTGTTATGGGCTCCGAGCGTGGCCGCCGCGTTGTGTGGCAGGTGCTTGAACAGGGAAAGGTATTTTCCGCCTGCTTTGCCGCCGACCCGCATATCACAGCTTTCAACGAAGGGCAGCGCAACCTGGCGCTGGCGCTGTTTCAGCGCGTTATGACCTGCTGCCCCGAACTCTATCTGAAGATGGCTGATGAAGCCGCTAAACAGGAGTGATCATGAATTTGTTTGAACGTTTACTTTATCGCCGACTTTGCAACGAGCAACCTGCCGATGGCGGTGCAGCTCCGGCCGCTTCAGAACCTGCGGCACAATCTCCGGCAGGAAACGAAGCCCCTGCTACAGATCCGGCTAATCCCACTGGTGAATCTGAAAAACCGGAAGACGGGAAACCTGCTGATGGTGAAAACAAAGACGTTAATCAACCGGAAGGCGAAAAGCCAAAGGATGAAAAAAAACCTGAAGGCGCGCCGGAAACCTATGAATTCAAAGCCGCTGAAGGCGTTGAACTGGATACGGAAGCCCTGAAGGACTTCGAACCGGTGGCACGCGAACTGAACCTGACTAATGAGCAGGCGCAGAAGCTGGTGGACGCATACCCGAAAATCCTGGCTGGCGTGCAGCAGCGTCAGGTTGAAGCCTGGCAAAAACAAACTCAGGACTGGGCGGCGGATGTGAAAGCCGACAAAGAGATTGGCGGCGACAAACTCACCGCCAGCCTGAGCAAAGCGCAACAGGCGCTGGAAACGTTCGGCACTCCCGAGCTGAAAGAATACCTGAACGAAACCGGCCTGGGTAATCACCCCGAACTGGTGAAAGCGTTCGTGAAGATCGGTAAGGCCATGTCGGAAGACAACATGGTCTCCGCCGCAAATACCGGTCAGCGTAGTGCTGCCGAAGTGCTCTATGGCAAAAACTAAGAGAGGATATAACCATGGCTGTTAAAGGCTTAACTGCGCTGACGCTGGCAGACTGGGGTAAGCGCGTAGATCCCAACGGGAAGGTTGATAAAATTATTGAGCTTCTCGGTCAAACTAACCCGATCCTTCAGGATATGCCGTTTGTCGAAGGCAACCTGCCAACCGGGCACCGCACCACTATCCGCACCGGCTTGCCCGCTGCTACGTGGCGACTGTTGAACTACGGCGTTCCGCAGGGTAAATCAACCACTGCGCAGGTTACCGATACTGTCGGTATGCTGGAAACCTACGCAGAGGTAGATAAATCGCTGGCAGATCTGAACGGCAATACCGCCGAATTTCGTCTGTCGGAAGACCGTGCATTCATTGAAGGCATGAACCAGCAGATGGCGCAAACGCTGTTCTACGGCGATACCAGCGTCAACCCGCAGCAATTCATGGGCCTTTCTTCCCGCTACTCCAGCAAATCCGCCGGTAACGGTCAGAACATTATCGACGCTGGCGGCACCGGCACCGATAACACTTCTATCTGGCTGGTGGTTTGGGGTGAAAACACGGTGCATGGCATCTTCCCGAAAGGCCAGAAAGCTGGCTTGCAGCACCAGGATCTGGGTGAGCAAACCCTTACCGATGCCAATGGCGGCAAATACCAGGGCTATCGCACCCACTATAAGTGGGATAACGGCCTTGCTCTGCGTGACTGGCGCTATGTTGTACGCATCGCGAATATCGATGTCAGTGATCTGAGCGGCGGCAGCGCAGCCAACATCGTCAAACTGATGGTAGCCGCACTGCATCGCATCCCGAACCGTGGCATGGGCAAACCGGTGTTCTATATGAACCGCACCATTGCCCAGGCGCTTGACCTCCAGTCTCTGGACAAAGCGTCGCTGGCGCTGTCCGTCAAAGAGACCGAAGGCGAATTCTGGACCACGTTCCGTGGCATCCCAATCCGTGAAACCGACGCGATTCTGGAAACTGAATCCCGCGTTGTGTAACGCCTGTCATTAACGAATGGGCCTTAACGGGCCCATAAATGGAGATAAAGAGATGATCCTCGACAAACTGTTGATGTTCTCCGAATCACAGGCGGTTACGGCGTCTGCTGCTTCGACCGATGTGATTGACCTTGGCCCGATTGACGGCACGCGCCGCGACATCGGCGTGGGTGAGCCGCTGGAATGGTTCGTTAACGTCAATACCACGGCGACCGCCGCCGGGGCCGCGACTGTTAACGTCAACCTTCAGACCAGCCCGGACAACTCCACCTGGACGACCATTGCGAGTTCCGGCGATCTGGCGCTGGCCGCGCTGACTGCTGGTAAACGCATCGTTTCCCAGAAAGTGCCGCAGGGTGTTCAGCGCTACCTGCGCCTGAACTATGTCGTAGGCACCGGGCCGCTGACCGCCGGCGCTTTCACCTCGGGTATCAATCTGGATGTGGATGGCAACAACACCACGTTCTACGCGACCCGTTCCAAAATCACTGGTTAAGGAATAAGCGAATGACTCAGGAAAAAGCGAAGTACCGCGTTCTGCGTCTGTCTTTTATCGGCAACCAGTTGCTGGATGAAGGCGCGGAAGTGGAATACGACGGCGAACCTGGCAGCGCGCTGGAGCCGCTCAACGATGCCGCTGAGGCTGCCAAGAAGAAAGCCATGAAAAAACATGGGCATTCAGCCTATGACGTTAATCCGACAACGGTGAACGTTCTGGATGGCGGCTCTAACGAAGTATCCAGCGGCGCTATCAGCGACGATCTGGCATCGCTTCGACAGCAGTACGAAGACCTTTTCAACGAGAAGCCCGGCAACATGAAGGCCGAAACGTTGAAAGAGCGTATTGCCGATAAGCGTAAAGAGCTGGGCGTTTAAGCCTCAGGTGTTGAACAGAGGGGCTTCGGCCCCTTTCTTGCAGGAGCGCATTATGGAACTCGTAAACCTCAAAACCGGCACCGACACCTATCAGGATGAAAGCGGGAAAACACAAACCCGCGACGATTATCCGTGGGGGCTGTGCATTAATCTTGATAACGAAACGCTGAAAAAACTAGGTGCCACGCCGCAGCCGGTTGGCTCTGAAGTGATGATTACTGCCCGCGCCATTATCAAAAGCACGTCATCACGTGAAAGCGAAGATGGCACCCGCCACGATGCCAGCCTGCAAATTACCGATATGGCGATCGCAGCAGCCAGCCAGCAGGAACAAAAAAGCGCAGCGGAAACTCTGTACGGCACCGGGGGTGAGTAATGCCTTCCGTCATCGAGATCTGCAACCGGGCGTTAAGCAACATTGGTAACAGCCGCAGTATTAACAGCCTGAACGAGGCCAGCAAAGAAGCGGGCGAATGCTCCCTGCATTTTGAGGCCTGCCGCGACGCGGTGCTGTCTGATTTCGACTGGAACTTTGCCACCAGGCGCGTGGCGCTGGCCGACACCAACAGTCCGCCGCCAGACTGGCAATACGCTTACCGGTATCCGACTGACTGCCTTCGTATCACCGCGATCATGGTTCCTGGTGTGCGTAACCCAGCATCGGCTGATCGTGTTCAGTATGAAGTTGGCGCAGATTCCAGTGGCACCGGCAAGCTGATTTATACGGATCAGCCGCAGGCCTGGCTGAAGTACGTTATGCGAATCACCGACGTGAACATGTTTGATGCCATTTTTCAGGAAGCCCTTGCCTGGCGACTGGCGGCTGCAATCAACATGGCGCTGACCGGTAGCGCGGATCTCGGTAACAACGCACTGAATATGTACTATCGCGTCATTCTCAGCGCCGGTTCTCACAGCATGAACGAGTCGCAGGAGCCGGTTCAGCCTGAAAGCGAATTCACCATTGCGAGGTTGTCATAATGGCTATCAGCTGGATCCAGCCGTCATTCGCTGGTGGTGAAATTGGCCCGTCTCTGTACGGCCGCATTGATATGGCTAAATATCAGATAGCGCTGCGCAAGTGCGATAATTTCATCGTGCGGCAATACGGCGGCGTTGAGAACCGCCCTGGCACGCGTTTTGTTGGCGCAGCAAAATATCCCAATCGCAAATGCCGCCTTATTCCGTTTCAGTTCTCAACCGTACAGACGTATGCGCTGGAGTTTGGTCACGGATATATGCGCGTTATCAAAGACGGCGCTTACGTGCTGAACGGCAGCAACGTGATTTATGAGCTGTCCATGCCATACGCAGAAGCCGATCTTTTCAAGCTTAAGTTCACACAATCTGCCGACGTAATGACTATCTGTCATCCATCCTATCCACCGAAAGAGTTGCGCAGATATGCACATGATAACTGGCAGATTGTTGACGTCGAAACGAAGAATGGCCCGTTCGAAGATATCAACGTTAACGAAGCGATCACTGTTTATGCCAGCGACGAAACCGGAATTATAACTCTCACCGCCAGTCAGCCAATTTTTGGCGCTGAGCAGACAGGAAAACTTTTTTATCTTGAGCAGCCTGCGATTGACGCGGTTCCGGTATGGGAAACAAGTAAGGATACGTTGGTCGATGACGTGCGCCGTGCAGACAGTAACTATTATCGTGCCAACACTGCCGGGAAAACTGGCACGCTCAGACCATCTCACACCGAAGGAATGTCCTGGGATGGATGGGGCGGAAGCGGTTCAGGTGCGACCGGTGTCCAGTGGCAATATCTTCACAGCGGTTTCGGCATTGTAAGAATAACAGCTGCGTCCGGCACTACAGCAACCGCTACTGTCATATCAAGGATCCCATCAAATGTTGTTGGCAGTGCAAACGCCAGCTACAAATGGGCCCGTTATGCCTGGAACAGCGTAAACGGTTACCCAGGCACGGTCGTTTATTATCAACAGCGTTTATATTTTGCCGCGTCGGCTGCATATCCTCAAACCATCTGGGGTAGTCGTACAGGCGACTATAAGGATTTCGGTAAAAATATACCGCTCCAGGACGATGACAGAATTATCTATACCTACGCCGGACGGCAGGTTAACGAGATCAGACACATGATTGACGTCGGGTCGCTCGTTGTACTCACTTCCGGCGGCGAGTATTCCGTTACCGGTGACCAGAATAAAGTCCTCACGCCGGGGTCATTTGCCATGAGCTCACAGGGCTCTAACGGATCAAGCAATGTCCCACCAATCGCAGTTGCAAATATTGCTCTTTTTATTCAGGAAAAGGGCAGCGTGGTACGAGACCTAGCTTACTCATTCGATGTGGATGGATACCAGGGCAGCGATCTGACTATTTTAGCTAATCATCTTTTTCAGCAACATTCGCTGGTCGACTGGTCATTCTCTATTGTGCCTTATTCAGCAGCATGGTGCTGTCGTGACGATGGTCTGTTGATGGTGATGACCTATCTGCGTGAACAGCAAGTTTTCGCGTGGGCGCCGCAATCAGGAACTGGCAAATTTGAAAGCACCTGCTCTATCAGTGAGGGTAGCGAAGATGCGGTGTATTTCGTTGTTAACCGTTTTATTAATGGCCAAACGGTACGCTACATTGAGCGACTTTCGAGCCGCATGTTTACTGATGAACTGGACGCCTTTTTTGTTGATTCTGGTCTGAGCTATGACGGAAGAAACTACAGCGACAGGACGGCTACTATCACCGGCGGAACTGGTGATTGGGACTATCACAACAACTTTACGCTAACGGTAAGTGGTGGAGCGTTTTTCTCTGCTGGTGACGTTGGCGTGCAAATACAGTTTCCTTATACAGGCACTGATCCCGACAATGGCGAGCCGGTGGCAATGGATTTACGCTGCGAGATACTTGCTGTGAACAGCGCCAATTCTGTCACCATTTCCGCTAACCGTAATGTTCCTCCTGTATTGCAGAACGTCGCAACCACCAACTGGCGTGTTGCACGACGCACTTTCGGTGGGCTTTCGCATCTCGAAGGCCAGACGGTAAACATTCTTTCTGATGCCAACGTTGAACCGCAAAAGGTGGTTACCGGCGGCGCTGTCACGCTGCAAGAGCCCGGCGCGGTAGTTCACATTGGCTTGCCCATCAATGCTCAGTTTGAAACGCTTGACATCAATATTACCGGGCAGGAAACGCTGCTCGATAAAAAACAAAACCTGCCTTCCGTGACTCTTATCGTTAATGCCAGCCGCGGCATCTGGGCAACCACACCAGGCGGCAAATGGTATGAGTATCCGCAGCGCGAATTTGAGTTCTACGACGATCCGGTTAATGACGCTACGGGAAAAGTAGAAATCAAACTCGACAGCGTCTGGAGCAAAAGCAGCCGCGTGAAAATCCGCCAGACCGATCCGCTTCCGCTATCTGTCCTGGCTGTCATTCCTCGCCTTACCGTGGGGGGATTCTGATGATCGATGTTCAGTTATTGCCCGCGAATGAAGAGCATATCCAGTTAATCCTGCCAAATGTACGCCAGGCTGATATTGACGAACTTTACGCGGTATCGCTGATGAGCACCGAGGATGCAATCCGCGTGGGGATCCGCACGGCAACTATGGCATGGTCAGGGTTTGCCAATGGCGAACTGGTAACGATATTTGGTGTTTCCCCTGCATCCATGATCGGCGGCAACGGCATCCCCTGGCTGGTTAGCACGCATCTGGTTGAGAAATATCAGAAAACGTTTTTGCGCGGCAGCCGTCATGCATTGCAGGCGATGTTAGACGTTTATCCGCGTCTCGAAAATTACGTTGATGAGCGCAATTACACCGCCAAAGCCTGGCTTCACTGGCTGGGCTTCCATCTTGAAGCGCCAGCGCCGTATGGTGCGCTTGGCCTGAACTTCCACCGTTTCCACATGGAGAGAAAATAATGTGTAACCCGGCAATCGCTTTAGTGGCCGTCACGGTGGCGTCGGCGGCAATGCAGGCGCAGAGTCAAAGACAACAGTCAAAATATCAGTCGGCAGTTGCAGATCAGAATGCAGACATTGCTGAGGCACAAGCGCAGGACGCTGTTAACCGTGGCAACATCGCGGCGGATCAACGTAGACGTGAAATGCGACAGCGGCAGGGTACGCAGGCCGCAACAATGGGCGCGACTGGCGCGGAGCTGAGTAGCGGCAACGCGCTGGATATCTTCGCTGATACCGCGCAATTCGGCACTCTGGATGCGCTGACGACGGTAAACAACGCGCAACGCGAAGCGTATGGCTATCAGGTTCAGGGCATGAATGCTATAGCTCAGGGTAATGCAGCACAGGAAGCAGCCAGCGCTAACTCAATGAACACGCTGCTTACCACTCCCCTGAAGGCTTATGGTGCTTATCAGATGGGTGGCGGCACATGGTCGCCGTTCACTCAGTCAAGCGCCGCGCCGATAAGCGCCGCCGTCGGTACCCGGACAGGGAGATAAGAAAATGCCAACAGTACCGACAGTTACCGGGCGCCAGGTTGAAAATCGTGGCGTTCAGTCCGGTGGATTCAACACATTTCAGGTTCCGCAGACCGGCGCATTGGTTGCCGACGCCGCTGACAAATACATGGGTGCATTTGCGGAAGCCAAGCAGCGTGCCAATGTCGCTCTTTCTCAGGAGGCAAGCTTAAAGCTCAGTCAGGCCGAAGAGGAACTGAAGACTCAGCTTTTTAGCCTGAAGGGACAGAACGCCATTGGTAAAGGACTTGAGTTTACGCATCAATACGATGAGCAGATCCAATCGCTGTCTGCATCTTTACCTGATGACGCATCGCGCCAGATGTTCATGCAGCAGGCACAGCAACAACGCATCCAGTTTCAGGGTAATGTAGGCCGCTATGAGCGGGGTCAGGTTAACGAGTTTGAGAGTAATCAATACGATGCCACCAGACAACTACAAATTCAGAAAGAGGCTGACTCATGGAATAACCCACAGGAGGCGGTACTCGCAAAATATATCCGTACAGTAGCAACTGCAAGATATGGCGCTTCAAGAGGGTGGTCTCAGGAACAGATTCTGGCTGCTATTGAAAAAGATAACCTTGCCGCTACGGAGATGAGAGCGAAGAACTACGCGGTTGATAATCCATTGGGATGGATGAATGGCGAGTTTTCGGCAGATGATACCGGCGGATTGGATATGCGTGCTGTCGGTATTGTCGAGTCTGGGGGGAATCATCTTAATTCTGACGGTTCAATTATTACGTCATCTGCCGGTGCTCAGGGTCGCTTTCAATTGATGCCAGAAACAGGGAAAGAACTGGCTGCAAGGCGTGGGATTCAATACAACCCGTCAGACGAAGAGCAGCACACCATGCTTGCATCAGATTACGCTCAGGAGTTGTCAAATAAATATGGTTCTGAATTGCTGTCCGGAGCTGCATATAACTGGGGGCAGGGCAATGTTGACAAGCTTATTGAAAAGGTTGGTGATCCAAGAAAAGGCGAGATATCTCAGGCCGACTTCATAAAACAACTACCATCTGAAACGCAGGTATGGATTTCACGGTACCGTAAAAATAAAACCGGTATGGACCCTGTTACAGTTTATCAGATTGATAACCTTGCAAACGCTCAGATTGAGAAACAGAGAAAGTTGGTTCTTAATGAACTTGAACCACTGCTTAACAATACAATGGCGCAACTCAATAATGGCGAGGTTCCTGATGCAGTTCCTTCTATCCCAGCCATTATGTTTAGTTATGGCGAGCAGGGAAAGAAAATGGTATCGCAGCTTGATATTGCAATGGATAATGCAAAAACATTCCAGGCCATTCAGTACCTTTCACCAGAACAGCAGCAGCAGGAACTACTCAAAAAGAAACCTGAAGTTAACGATCCTGATTACGCTTTGAAGCTGGAAGCGTATGGAAAGCTATCTTCTTTGGTTCGCCGGTCAAATGAAACCATACAGGCTCAGCGGGACTCTCGTAGATTCAATGAGGCGCTTTCAATGGGTGAAAAGCTGGACCCTGCAAATAAGTCCATGCAGAAAGCTGCCGACTATACGCAGATTGCTCAGGATTTTAGAATTAACGACGGTTCTACGCATGACGGAGTCGTCCAACTAGTAGCACAAACCGGAATTATTCCATCGCAGGTTGCATCACAGTTGTCTGCTGTGTCTCGATCTCACAGCCATGATGTTGTTAAGCAGGGAGCCGATCTGTTTAACCGCCTGTATGATGCCGATCCTGCTTCTGTCGGTGATATGCCTAAGGATATGCAGGGATTCTATCTTACCGTTAAGCAGCTTACAGATTCTGGTATGGCTCCTGAATCAGCCATCGAACAGGCACAAAACCTGACTTATAACCTGACTGATGCGCTTAAAGCTCAGCTGGCATCTACTCAAGCTACTAAGGAGTATAAAAAAGACCGGGTTAAGGCGATGGACTCCGCCGTCAGCAATATGGCGCAATGGTTCCGCTTGGATCCATCTGCGGATGACCATACTCCGGAAGCGGCCAGATTCCGTAATGATTATCAGGCGCTGTACGACATTAACTATCGCACCACAGGCGGCAATGCTGATGCGGCGAAGAAAATGACCAACCAGCAGATCGCAAGGACATGGAGCATCAGCGAAGTTAATGGCAGTGCGAAGCTGATGAAATATGCACCAGAGGCGCTTTACAATTATGGTCCTTCCGGATGGCAGTCTGAGCAATGGAAGTCCGAGAAAGAGCAACTGAAGTATGGCGATCGCAAAGACCAGATCGTAACGAGCCCAACGCAGCTGGGTATTACTTCTGGTTCGGCTGGGCCTGTAACTACCAAAACTCCGGAGTCACGCGTTGCTGGTGAGCTTGAGATTACCCCAGATGTGCTGACTGCGAGAAATGGTGATTACGCAATCATGGTGCGGACGAAAGATAAGGATGGTATAGAGGCGGTACAGCCATTCTACGACAAACACGGTCGTCCAATGCGCTGGAAACCATCTCTTGATGACTGGGAACCGTATAAAAAATCTCAAATAGAGAGAGAACAAAAAAACCAAGAGGAAATGCTTAGAGGTCAGGGAGTTCGCGGATTTAAAGACAAACACCGTGCGATTGATGAACAGTATCGCAGGTTCCACGATGATCGGGTTAATCGCTTCAAAAACTATTTCTCATGGAGTAATGAATAATGCCTGTGTATTCCTCGCCAGAAGAACTGAGCAACGGATTTACTCCTGCTGGCAGTGTCCTGCCAGCGCCAACCGGGTTTGATGTCCCGTTGCCTGAAGGAACCAACCCGGAGCCGAAGCAGCCAGAGCCATCTGTATGGGGCGCGGCATTCAGACAGAATAACTTACTGGCCGAGATGTTTCGACCTGCGAAACAGTTTGAGGCAGTCGAGGGATATAACCCCTACACAGACAAAAGCGAGATTCATGGATATGAGCAATGGGCGACCTCATTTGCGGATGCCAGATCCCCGGAAGAAACCGCCTGGATTAAGCAGCAAATTGATGACGAGAATGAAGATCGAATGGTTTTGTCAGAGGCAGGTGGCGAAGGCGTGCTCGCGAGTATAGCTGCTGGGGTTGTCGATCCCGTTACAGTTGCCTCAATGTTTATTCCTGGTGCTCAGGGCGGTATTCTGGCTCGGGTTGGGTCACAAATGGCAATAGGTGCCGCAGGTACAGCACTAAGTGAAGTAGCATTAAATAGTCAACAATTTACCAGAACTGCCGGACAAAGTGCTGCGCACATTACTGCAGGTGCTTTATTTAGTGGCATTTTCGCAAGCGCTGGATCAATGATTTCATCGGGTGTAAAAGCTGCTGCAACTCGGGAGCTGGGGGATGCTATAGAAAATGTTGGCCTATCTGATGCGATTAATCGTGGTATTGATGGTTTGCCTGATGGTGGCAGCGTAGGTGCAATGCGAATAAGGCAGGCAACATTAGACGATCTTACGCTGGACGGTGGAAATGCAGCAGATGTAGCGCTGAAGGCTGGTGGATACATGACGCCTATATCCCGTGTAATTTCCTCTCCTTCCCGTAGTGCCAGGATCACCGCGCTTGAGTTGGCCGAAAACAACTTTGCGTTACGTGGCAATAAGCGGGGTTTTGAAACACCGGTCGCGGCAGAAACCCGGGTTCGTGGCTGGCGTCGAGAAGAGGCGGCGGTTGTCGTTACCAATAAACAGGCGTATGCAAAATATAAGGCTGACGGTGGGGATCTAAACTATACCCGCTTCCGTGAGGAAATAGGTGACGCCATGCGAAATGGTGATGTTCACGGTAATGCAGCCGTTCAGGAGGCTGCTCGCGCGTTGCGTCAGGTCGTGGACAGGGTGAAAGTAGCACAGCAGGACCTTGGCTTGCTGCCACCCGACTCCGAACTAAAAGCGTTGGGTCAGACCAGTTATTTTCCTCGTGTCTACAGGGTTGGCAAGATAGTCGAGGAGCGTGATAAGTTTCGTGACATTCTGGTTAACTGGTGGTCAAGAGGGACGCAAGCCATGTCCCGAGATGATGCGGAAATAGCTGCCGATGCAACGATAAATAAAATAGTCGGTGCGAAAATACCTCAGGACTTCGAAAACATTTTTACAGTAAAAGTGCCGGACAGTTCACGGCAGCGTACTTTAAACCTTCCTGATAACCTGATGAGGGATTATCTGGAAAGTGATGCCAACTATGTACTGCAGCGGTATATCAGGGAAGCTTCGCCAGACATTGAATTAACCAGGACATTTGGCAATCGCAACCTTGAATCGCAGCTAAAAGATATCCAGGACGAGTATGACGAACTTATGCGCGCTAGGCCAAAGGAACAGGCAAAACTGGCAAAAGCTCGCGAGAATGATATTCGAGATATAACCGCGATGCGCGACCGTCTGGTCGGAACATATGGCATGCCTGATGATCCATCATCATTTTTTGTGCGTGCTGGCAGGGCGATGCGAAATGTGAACTTTGTTTCAAAACTTGGTGGTATGACTGTTTCCGCTATCCCGGATCTGGCCCGAGGCGTAATGGTCAACGGTTTCAAAAACACCATGCGTGGTTATGGCTCTCTTATTTCAAGATCACCGGCGTTCACAGCCAGTAAAAGTGAAATGAAAAAAATGGGGATCATGGTAGAGGCTGTGCTCAATTCCCGGTCCAGGTTGATGGCTGACTTGGTGGATAGCTCTACACGCACAAATGCAGCAGAAGCAGGTCTCGATCGCATAACTGATGTCTTTGGTAAGCTCACAATGATGGGGCAGTTTAACGATATCAACAAAGCGATTAATGGCATGGTTACAGCCGACAGCATTCTTTCCGGTTCTGCATCGGCAGCAAGAATTGCAAAACTTGGAATCAGCCCAGCGACGGCCACGCGAATTAGCGCGCAGTTCCGCAAATACGGGGAAGTTCTCGACGGCTGGCACATCGGCAATTTTGATAAATGGGATGATGATTATGCCTCAGGGGTTTTTCAGTCGGCAGTGATGAAAGACACCAACAACATCATTATCACTCCCGGTGTTGGCGATACCCCTTTATGGGCCAGTTCACCTATTGGTCGTACTGTATTCCAGTTCCGTTCGTTCACAACAGCGTCATATAACAGGGCAACAATCGGCGGCTTGTCAGAAGGTTCGGCCCAGTTTTACTACGGCACGGCATTTCAAGTCGCTCTTGGTGCGCTTACCTATGCGTTAAAACAAGCATCGAATGGCAGGGAGGTAGACTGGGCTCCTCAAAAATTAGCGCTTGAGGGTATCGACCGATCGGGTATTCTTGGCCCCCTAATGGAATACAACAACATGGCGGAAAAGGCTACTGGCGGTGCGTTTGGTCTGGGTTCAGTTTTTGGCACCAGCACTCAGTCACGATACGCCAGCAGAGGGTTCATCGGTTCTGCTTTAGGTCCAACGTTTGGCCTACTGGACACCGTGACTGACGTGACGGCAGGCGTGCTAAATGGCGATGTCGGCGACAGGGTCCTGCATAATATCAGGACCATCTTACCCGGAAACAACTTGTTCTGGATCGCACCGATACTAAACCAGTTTGATCCTGGTATAAAGTGATCGTTACCTAATTGAATATAAAGGATAAAAAAATGATTACACTTCTAAGAAGATTGGGATTTTTGTTGGCTCTCGCGTCAGGGTTGTTTTGCAGTATTGTTATTGTAGAAGGTGTTGGAAGAACATCCAGAAGCGATTTAGAAATAATGGTATATCTGGCGTTATTAATAGCCATATACAATTGTTTTACTTATTTTATTTTTGAAATAAAACCTGATTCTGAAAATGGTGAACGTCAGGCAAGCATTATTTCTTTGTGGTTAAAAAGGAAGAGGCTGGAAGAACAAAAACGCATAAGGGAGCTTGAAAAATGAAGAAATTTATTATCATCCTTATCCTGATTATACCAGGCATAAGCCATGCAGCAGTTTATGGTGGTACAAACTTAGGTTATAGCGGCTATCCAGAATTCGACGAAAGGGAGCCATCTCCTCCTGTCACTGACGATCAGTATGCTTGGGAAGCCTACAGGCAGGAGGTTGACAGATACACTGAACAAGCAAAAGAGTATCTGGAAAACTCAAGCAATGATATCAAGCGGATACAAGAGGCTCAGGAAGAAGCCATAGAAAAGGCCAATCGGGTAGTGAGAGAGTACAACAGTCAGGTAAGATAAAAGCCCGCTTGGCGGGCTTAATCTTCCCACTTATCACCGAAAAGATCTTCATCCAATGGCATTGGTTTAGTCTTTGTTTTTTCAAAAAAGGCGTAGCTTATTGATATGGCAGCCTCTGTGAACTCACTTTTTTCAGTTTCGTTGTGAGCATCAGTATCAAAAAAAAACATTACTAGCGCATCACGATTATGATTTACGGAATAGACTAAAAAACTATCGCTAGTTGGAGTGCTCTTAACCTTTATTGAGGCGATACTTTTCCATGCGTCCCACGAGGATTTTTTCCCTGACTTTTCCGTATCACTATTTTCAGGAATGTAATCTTGAGTATCTATATGCGTGTGTCTTACGTTTAGATTAAGTATTTCTTTGGGTCTGGCTAATGCGAGATCTCTTCCCAAATCTGGATGAAAACCTGTTTTCCAGTAACAAGTAAATGCATCCGCGACCTTCTTTACTTCAGGATCAGATGCACAAAGGGCCGAGAATTTCTGCGTGTGCAGTACTCGACCCTTATAAGTTATTGTCTGTTTGGGGTTATTATTCTGCGACGCAGACGAACTCATAGTTATCCTTATCATTACGAGAATCATAGAAGGCATGAGAAACACGGATGGCGTGTTCTTTTGTCATCGTTACTTTTTTGTACTCGATGCCTTCTTTCATTGAACGTCTTGCGGCACTACGTGCTTTCTGCATTTGCAGTCTTTCGCTGTATCGCATGACACCACCTCATAATTAGAAACTACTGCAATATAATGTTGCTTTACCTTTGGGGTAATTTTGGACTCAGTTGACGGCACCGTCAATGATTATTTTATGGGCGCATCCCTGCGCCTGCAATCAGAACTCACCAGCGCTCTTGTTGATGAACTGCGCATGTGTCTGGATATCGCGCAGGCATTTACTGGCCCCAACAATGTAATTAACCATGGTGGTGAACTCAGCCGCCGCGCCCGAAACGTCGTGCCCGTCCTCCTCCATCTGGCGCAGCATGTTCATCAGCATTGAGTATTCAGCCAGGCCAACCACACCTTCAGGCGAGTGGATAAAATCCCGGTATCCCGGTTTTAGTGGGTAGTCGTATGTATGATGGCTCTCCGTCTTCATCGCTTCCAGGATGGCTGGCATGAAGCTGGCAACAACCTTCTGAGCCTTATCAGCCGGCGATAACTCTTCACGAACGTAGCGGCCCGTGCGGCGGATCTGCGGCAGCACTTCACTGGTTACCCATTTGCGGAAGCGATAGGGGATTGTGCCAGGGGTGACGGCATCGCGACAACGTAGGATCAGTGTGTAAAGGCCGGACTCGGATATGATGTTAGTTTCACCTTGTCGGCCTAAGTTTAACTTAGACCGTTCATCGTCATCGAGGGCTTTTAGCGACATCGTGGCATTGGTAAGTTGAAGCGCTTTGATAACGTCAATCGCAACGAACCAAGGATTTCCGTCAACCATTACAGCGCGAATGGCAGACTCTGATTCGAATTTAAAAACTGATGGTTTCGTACTCATGTGATCACCTTTGTAGTCAGGTTAATCACCACCGAAGGTCTCAATCTTGCTGGTGGTGAACTGGACAGGGTTGAGACTACCGGCTACAAAGGACCCGGCCAGCCCTAAGGCTGCCCCGCCCAGCCCACCATTGAATAGATGTGGCCGTGCTTTACGCAATAAAAAACCGCTTGCGCGGTGTATGCGCCTTTGTAGTCTTCGGGGTCTCAATCCCGGCACCAGATTTTGCTGGTGCATAACTACTATGGCGCAGTGTGCAGATAAAGTAAATGCACCCTAAAGGTAACAATTACACGTAAAATCAAGTAAATCAAGTCTTATCTGGTTTGTTTCCTGACAATCGCCGCGCAGTAATCCAGGTGCGTAGCCACATCGTCGAGTGACATTTTGGTGCTTACCACATAGTTGATCAGCGCTACCAGTTCGGCCATCGCGCCGCCGACGTCATGCCCATCATCATCCAGTTCTCTAAGCAATTCCATAAGTTGCGAATTTTCAACCAGGGATAGAACGCCTCCCGGCGTGTGTACTTCTTTTGCAATTCCATCTTTAAGCGGCTTGTTGTACGGACGTGGCATAACATCGTCTCCATGAATGTACTGTATGAATATACATATACCAAATGGTAGGGCTTTTATCCAGCACAAACGATAATTACCTTAATGGTAATAATATTTGATTTGTTATCATGTTTGATTCATATACGGATTGGCGGGTTATAGAATAATCAGATATGGCCGCGCGCCGGGCGCAGCAATCATCTGGAGAACTGACGATGACGGTCTCGACCGAAGTTAACCACAACGAGTACACTGGCAACGGTGTCACCACCACTTTCCCTTATGCGTTCAGGATTTTTCAGGCCAGCGACTTACTGGTTATAACCAGTGATACCAATGCCACGCTGCGTACACTTACCTTAGACACTGACTACACAGTGTCCGGTGTTGGCTCCTACTCTGGCGGCACGGTGATTTTATCTGCCCCCCTGGGTAACGGGTGTAGCATCTCTATTGAGCGTGATCTTCCGGTTATCCAGGAAACAGACCTGCGAAACCAGGGGAAGTTTTTTGCGGAAGTTCATGAGGATGCATTAGATAAACTGACCATGCTGATACAGCAGGTATGGTCTGGATTCTCTCTTGCTCTGCGCAAGCCATCTACTATCTCAATCTACTATGATGCGCTGACAAACAAAATACGCAACCTTGGAGATCCGGTTCTGGCCCAGGACGCGGCTACAAAAAACTACACGGATTCAGTATTTGGAAAAACGTTGAGGACACCTGATTCTGTTTTTTCCCTCCCCTCAATATCAGACCGTGCAAACAAAGTGGTAGCTTTTGACTCTGTAGGATCTCCCGTGGTTATCACTCCACCCTCGGGAAGTGCCACCGATGTTTTGCTGCAACTTACAAGTGATGAAGATGGGAAAGGTGATGCTCTAGTTAAAGTAAAACAACCTTTTACTGGTGCAATTTCACGCACACAGCACTCAAAAAATGCGGAAACAGTATCAGTCACTGACTTTATGGATTTATCTACCAGAGTCGCAGGAACCACTGATGATACTTCGGCATTTAAGGCTGCATATAATTACATTTCGGAAAATGGACTGATTGATATTCCTCCGGGAGTTTATGTTGTTGGCGCTATTACTGGAACAAAAAATGTTGTCTGGAATTCTCGCGGTGGAATGCCTTCATCGGGTATTTTCAATCTACCAGGTGTGGTATGGAATCGTTATCAGCAATCAACCATAGTAGATAACTCTAACCCGTTATCCACAGGAACCGCACCATTACGCGTTCGCAAAGTTGCTAATTATACAGGCGGTACAACAGGGTGGGTTAATGCAACATTTCAGGCTGACGTAGAGGCACGCGCAGGTGGTACTAGTTACGAGTGGGCTATACTTGGAAAACTTAACAGCTACCGCACATCTGCAAATGCTTCGGAAGATTGCGCATCTTACTTTCAGGCTACAAAGAATGCGACAGGGAAAGTTTTTGGTCAGGTAGTTGAACTTATTGACTACACAGCAGACCCAACCGTCAGTTCAATAACTCAGGAACTCGATGTCCGAGCTACTGGTCTTGACTCAAATAAAAATCGAATCGCATCTCACATTGTCACTACATCCACAAACGGGCTTGCATCTTCTATTGGGTATGGAATCAGGTTTTCCCCGGACTCACTTGCGCCTATAGATAAAGCAATTAGTTTTGAGAATGTAAACTGCAACTACCTTATTCATCAAAGTAGTTTTAATGTTGATGTTTACGGCACAGTTACTACTAACCGTGGGTCAACTTCTGACAGTCAGTATGGCGCAATAAACTTTGCGCTTGATGGTGTCAATCAGATATCCCTGCGGGCCATCAGCGCAAGTACTTTTGGCCTTGTTCTTTCAAATACACTCAAGTGGGTATGGGAAACAGGAACGTTTCGTCCACAGACTGATGCCACTCAAAATATAGCATCACCGTCTTTTAGGTGTAATACTGTTTATGCTTCAACCGGAAGTATTAACACGTCAGATGAGCGATTGAAAACATTCCTCGACATCAGTGATGCTGAAAAATCTGCGGCTAAAGAAATAAAAAACGTCATCAGAAAATTTCAGTTTAATGATGCCGTATCAGATAAAGGATCTGATGCAAGATATCATTTTGGTGTTGGTGCTCAGACTGTGCGTGACATTTTGATATCCCACGGGCTGGATGCAGAAAAATACGCATTTTTCTGTCACGACACCTGGGATGATATTTACGAAGACACTTATGAGGAGCAGGAAGTAACTCAGGATGAAGTATGTCGCATAAAACAGGATGATGGGACGTATACAGAAGTAACCCGCGCTGTAACCAGAAAAGTATCAGTAAGCACGGGTAAGACTTTGGTAAAAGCCGCTGGCGATCTGTACGGCATTCGATACGATGAGTTGGCTATGTTTATGATGTGCAACTTATGATTCATATGGATAGTTTATTATCAAGGTGATATTATCTGCGCATTTGCAAAAAGGGAACAAAAAATGCGCAGGATAATTACTTTACTATTTTTCATATCGTTACATGCAATTGCTGGTGTTACATACATAACTCCTAACATAGATGGTGGCGCATTCTGTAAGTCAGCGTTCCATTCTGATTCAGTTAAAAATAATGAAGATGCAGCAAGATTTTGCTTTAACCATAATGAAGACTCCGCAGATACTATAAAAAATGCTTTGAATAAGATTGATAAAGGAAAAGTATATAGTGGTGATTTTGCTTTAGGGTATACATTAACATTGCCTTTATTTCGTTACTATCAGAAAAACAGCAATGGTGAGTGGGTCATTAACGAAAAATTTTTACGCCATGACCTAAATGTTATAAGTGAAATTAACAGGCCTGTAAACATTTATCTTTCTCTGAACCATTTCACTGACTCAAATGTTGAAATGTCTAAAGAGTTAGCAAAGGATTCAAGAAATATAATGTGGAATGCAAACGGTCCGATGAAAATCTCTGACTATTTCGGTTATCCAGTAATCCCATGGAATATTTCAGATGTAACCTCTCCTATATTTAAGTATAGGGAGAGTGTTATGATATCTGCCTTAAAACAGATAAGTAATATAGTAAATAAGTATCCTGGTAGAATTGTTGGTGTCTCTCTACTTGGAGAAGTCCATCAAATGAACAATGACATACTCGCAGGCCCTTCATACTCTGTAGATATGAACGAGATATCTGATTATTCTCCATCATCAAAAAAAGGATTTACTGAATATTTGACGGAAAGATTTAAAAATATTTCAGAATTAAATGATTTCGCTGGATCTTCTTTCAGTTCTTTTGAAAGTGTAGAACCACCCAGTAAGAATATAAGAAAAGACGTGCTAAGTTCGTTTTTTCAACATAATGATGTTTACTCTTCTGGTATTCTTAATCTATATGGATGGCTTACAGAGAAAAGAAACTGTGATTTCAAATTGAATGTATATATCGATGGTAAGTATTCTGGTGATGCGGAATATGGTCTAAACAGGACTGATGTTGTTGAGGCTATTGGTAGCAAAAATCCCAATGTTGGTTTTAGGTATTCTATAGATTTTAGAAAAATGGACTATGGGATACATAAAATATGGTTAATTGAAAAGTGTGGTAATGATGAGTCATTGCTTGATCAAAGGCTATTCACATACGTAGACAGAAAACAAAGTAAGTCAAATGTTATATTTGATAGTGATTCAACAATTAAATTGCATAATGAAAATACAAAAATTTCTGTAGATGGTCCAGTGAACTCACAGGATGTATTTTATAATCCAATATCAGAGCTTTGGAATGATTATAGAAGTAAGACTGTTTTTGATTACATTTCACATTTTGCCATTATTGCCAGTAAATATATTCCTAAACAGTTGATATTTTCTCATCAAATAACTACTGAAATTAATGGTTCTTGGAATAGTGAAATAACATCTGAATTATTATCTAAAAAGCAGAATAGATATTATTCACAAGGTACAACACTTTATGGTGGGGCAGCGTTTAGTGATGAGTTTTTTAAAATGGCAGCACGTAATAAATGGAAAAGGTATGCTATAAATGAGATCAACCCTATGTCAGATCTCAGTGTTAGTGGGTATATAAACATGATGAAACGCCATCATGAATCTGGTGCTGTATTTATTTCCCCATATTTTATTTCTGTAATTTCAGATGTTCTTCCATCTACAGGGCTTAACATGTTTGAGTTAAAACCCGGAAACACAAAAGTACATTCTGATCAGTTCTACCAGGCGCTAGTTGATATCATGGATAGTCACTAAAAGATAATTTTTTAGGTAATAATATCCATATTCGGTTTTTTGTGTGTATGATGGACCTCATCTTCTAAGGGGGCTATCATGCACAATAAACGGTGGTTATCATGAGTGCCACGCTCACGGCAGATTCGTTAAATCAAGGATTAAGCCTCAGTGCGCTGGCCTCTGTACTGGCAGGCGTCCCTCCTGAGGTTGCGCTTGGTGCTCTTGCCGGGGCAGTAATATTTGTTACCTCTGCGGTAGAATATCCAATAAAACGACGACTGCTTTTATCCTTTCTCAGCTTTCTTTGCGGCCTTCTTTTTTACAAACCCACAGCATCAATTCTCATCGGTGTAGCCAGTTTAATCCCAACCATTACAGCTGATTCATTTGAGCGCGGGATTGTCTTTTCTTCGGGTGCATTTGTCGCATCAATTGTCGCTGTTCGGATTGGCATCTGGCTTTATCACCGTTCTGATAACCCACGGGATTTGATCAGGGGGCATGACGATGACCAGTCATGAATTTTGGCTACTTGCTAATTCGATAATCTGTGGCGCTATCGCATTCCGGGTTCTTCTTTTCCGCCGCCAGGGTTCACGCCACCGGTGGTGGGGTGGATGGCTGGCGTACCTACTTATTGTCGTGGCCGCCAGCGTACCGATCCGGACGTTCTACGGCTATTACATCTCAGCGGACTGGTCTGAGGTGATTATCAAAGGCGTGTTCCTGGCTGCCCTGATAAAGACAAAAGGGAACGTGGTGCAAATATTTAAAATGTCGAGGTCATGACCATGGATATTACTCAGTTTCAACGCGCTGCCGGGATCAGCTCTGAGCTGGCTAAACGCTGGTATCCTCATATCACCGCCGCAATGCAGGAGTTCCGCATTACTAAGCCAGACGACCAGGCGATGTTTATCGCCCAGACCGGACACGAGTCCGTGAGTTTCTCCCGGCTGGTGGAGAGCATGAATTACAGCGTTAGCGGCCTTTCAGGATTTGTCCGTGCCGGACGCTTAACACAGGCGCAGGCCAACGCATTGGGCCGCAGGCAGGGTGAGCCATCGCTGCCACTGGAGCGCCAGCGTGCCATTGCTAATCTGGTGTACAGCAAACGCATGGGCAATAACGGCCCATCAGATGGCTGGACTTTTCGCGGGCGTGGACTAATTCAGATCACCGGCCTGACGAATTACCGCGACTGCGGAAACGGGTTGAAAGTGGATCTGGTATCGCAGCCTGAACTGCTGGCGCAAGACAGCTATGCGGCCCGCAGCGCGGCATGGTTTTTTGCGACCAAAGGATGCCTGAATTACACCGGCGATATCATGCGTGTTACGAAAATCATTAATGGTGGGCTGAACGGCATTGACGACCGGACCGCACGTTATGCTACTGCCCGTAAGGCGCTGCTATGATCTTGCTCTTCTTTAAATCCTACTGGAGACAGCTGCTTATTGTCGCGATGCTTGCTGCAATGATAGCTGGCGGTGTAGTGGCCTGGAACGTCCACGGTGACAGGCAGTACAACGCCGGTTATGCGCAGGCAAAGGCAGATCAGAAACTGGCTGATGATAATGCCAGGTCACAACGTGATCAGGAGAAAACACAAATTGAACGTGAAGCACAATCCCGTATTGACGTGGCGCGTGTTGATGCTGAGCACGCTAATAACGCTGCTGACGGCCTGCGCGCCGAGCTTGACAAAACCAAGCGACTCGCCGAACACTATACCGGATCTTTCCCCTCTGGCACGCCAGCCAGCAAGGTCATCGGTGTGCTCGCCGACATGCTTGAAGAAAGCAACGGAGCTTACATCGCAGCAGCAGAAGAGGCTGAGCGATATCGGAGTGCAGGACTCACATGCGAGCGACAGTACGACTCCCTGAAGCGGGGTACTGATTTCCGGTGACGGTATATAAAACGGTATGGCGATTTACGGTAACAATTATTTATCCTTCAATTCAATTAGTTACATGTTCTGTACATGATTGAGTGGGAGTGATTTCCCAAAAGGGATCGTCCTGCACTAACAGGCATTAAAACAAGCTTAAGCCCGCGTAATAGCGGGCTTTTTTGTTTTTAGCTTAGTCACTGTTGATAATGTCTGACAATTAACCGAGACGGCTGGCACATAATCGTTGCTGTTTTCAGGCAGGCGATCACAGGTGCGTAAAGGTTCAAGGTGAAGTGACCTTCTGTACGAACAAAACGATCTCGGTACTTTACAGAAGGATAAATGATTCCTCTGAAGTGCAAGCTAAACTAAGCGCTTGTTGGTGGTCTAAATATAGCCTATATTAAAACCGCTATATGATTATTAGGCGAAAGAATCATGAAAATAGAGACAATCAGCTACGTTAAAAAGAACGCAGCAACGCTTGATTTGTCGGAACCCATCCTGGTCACTCAAAATGGTGTGCCTGCTTATGTCATAGAATCTTATGACCAGCAGCAGGAGCGGGAAAATGCTATTGCGTTACTGAAATTGCTCACCCTTTCTGAGAAAGATAAAGCTGAAGGGCGCGTGTTCTCGAAAGACCAGTTACTGGATGGAATTGCGGATTAA